TATTTTAAATAAGGAGAAAGTTAAAATATACGAAATTGACGAATCCCAAATGTGGGGACTAGGGACGCCAGAGGACCTAGACTACTTCCTCAGACATTATGAAGCTAATAGCACACAGAGGCAACATTGACGGCAAGAATGCCAAGGACGAGAATTCCCCAGATTACCTGGAGAGGGCGTTTAAGCGTGGGTATGATGCAGAGGTGGACGTTTGGGCGTTAGACGGAATATACTTCGGACATGATGAGCCACAATACGAGAGCGACGTAGACTTCCTCTTGCGAAACCATCAACACCTCTGGATTCACTGTAAAAACATAGGGGCATTATCATTATTGTCCAACATAGTAAATTTAAATGTTTTCTGGCATGAAAATGACGCATATACCTTAACATCAAAAGGTTACATATGGACGTATCCACATCAAAAGGTGTGCGAAAAGTCAGTAATAGTATCTTCCAATGCAAAGTATATGAAATTTCAATCCTGCTTTGGAGTTTGCTCGGACTTTTTAGTGTAAATTATCATGGTCAACAATCAGTCTTGGGAGGTAAACTTTCTAAAGGATCTACTCATTAGGTTTAAAAGATTAGAGTGCTCACTATCCATTATTGTACAGGGCCCACTCCATAAAAGAATGAACGAGTCCATCCCTCACTATCTTAAGCTAATTAAAGACACCAAGTACAAGGAGTATGGCAATTTAGTAATCTCCCACTGGAGCGACGACGACACGGGCATTATCAAAGACTTTGTCGAAGATCCGCTGGTCCATATCGAACAAAATGATTACAACAATTTATCTCGCTACAAAAACAACAATTCAAAAAGAGGGCCGAATCCATGGGCTTATCAAAATCACACAACCCACAACGGGCTCAAGCGAGCGACCGGCTATCTTTCTATCAAAACCAGATCTGACGAAATATTTCCAGCGCTAGATGTATTTTACAGAAAGCTTATAAGCGCCGATTTTATCGGAAAATTCCTCACTTCGGACATTTACTTCCGAAAAGACTCTGCGGAGAAGTTTCACCCGTCGGATCATATCATCGGAGGTAGAACAAGAAGCCTAAAGGACGGCTTTAAGTTAGCGGAGTTTTTGTCGACCACGTCCGAGAAGTGCAGGTTCAGGTTTCCAGAGCAATTAATTTGCCACGCATTGTTAAAGGCGGTCAACGTTGAACCTAAGGAGTATAAGTCCAAAAAAATCATGAAGGAAAATTTCGATGTATTGCCTATAGCAAAAATGCCAGGATCCATATGGACCGCCAGCTACAGAAAATACAGGCGCTTAACAACAAAAGAAGACGGGTGGGTTCAGGATATAAAAAACTTATAATTGTGAATAAGTTGTTGATATTTTACTTGCAATAAGCGCGCCCTCATGTTAAACTACTAAACATCCCAAAATGGACATACAAGTAAAAAAAAGAAACGGAAGACTCGAAGGCTTTAACGTAGACAAAATCAATGTCTGCGCAGAGAGAGCCTGCGAAGATCTTTCAGATGTTTCCGCTAGCGAAATAGTGTTGGATGCACAACTACAATTATACAACAAGATCCCCACCACAGAAATAGATCAGGCACTAATTCTTTCTGCTAGAGACAAGATATTCAAGGAACCAAACTACTCCTTTGCGGCGTCAAGATTACTATTAAATTGTCTCTATAAAGAAGTTTTCAGGGAAGGGGTAGACTCCGACATATTAGATCTCCAGTATCGAAAAACCTTTATTCAAAACATAAAGCTATTGGTAAAAAACAACAGGTTCGACAAAAGACTACTAAGCTTCGATCTCAAAAAGCTCTCGGAGTCCCTGGAGCCCGCAAGAGATTTGTCTTTTAAATATTTAGGGCTAAAAACTTTACACGATAGGTATTTCATTCGCCAAGACGACAAGATCATGGAATCTCCCCAGGGATTTTGGATGAGGGTAGCTATGGGACTGGCGATAAACGAAGACGATAAGGAAGCTTCGGCAATCGAGTTCTACAACCTCATGAGTCGCATGCGTTATACCCCGTCAACGCCGACATTATTTAATAGCGGGACATCTCATTCACAATTAAGTTCCTGTTATTTAAACACCTTTGACGACTCGATAGATGGAATCTTTGACGGGGCATGGCAAGAGGCTCGCAAGTCTAAATTTGCAGGAGGGCTCGGACTCGATGTTACCCCATTTAGGTCCACGGGCTCACACATCTCTGGAACAAACGGAGTCTCTAGCGGATTAATTCCATGGCTAAAGATATATAACGATTTACTTATAGCAGTGAACCAAGGAGGGAAGCGGCCTGGAGCAGGCTGTGCGTATCTAGAACCGTGGCATTTAGACTTCGAAGACTTCCTAAACCTAAGAAGAAACACAGGGGACGACAGACTCAGGTGCCACGACATGAACACGGCATCTTGGATCCCAGACATATTCATGAGAAAGGCTCAGGCTGGAGAAGACTGGTATATGTTCGACCCAAGGGAGTGCCCAGACCTACATGATATCTTTGGTGAGGCTTTTGATAAAAAATATGAACTTTACTCCAGAAAGGCGGAAGCCGGAGAGATTAACAACTTCAGGAAGGTACAAGCCAAAGAGCTTTGGAAGAAAATGCTAAAGGTCCTATTCGAAACCTCACACCCATGGAATACCTTTAAGGACCCTTGCAACATTCGGTATACAAATCAACACGAAGGGGCCGTACATAGCTCTAATCTTTGCACAGAAATAACTCTTCACACAAAAGCCTCCCAATATCATAAGGGCGAAAAAACTGAGATCGGGGAAACAGCTGTCTGTAATTTGGGCTCGATTAATTTATATAATCATGTAAGAGAATTTTGGGATGAGAACGGAGAATCTACCGGTGCAGACATCAACTGGACCGACCTAGGAAACAGCATCCACAAAGCAGTCCGCATGCTGGACAACGTTATCGATCTTAACTTTTACCCTACAGCGGAAGCGAAGAACTCCAATATGCAACATCGACCCATAGGGCTAGGACTTATGGGCCTTCATGACGTTTTACATAAATTAAATATCAAAATAGACTCCGAAGAGGCGCTAGCCTTCAACGATAAGTTATTTGAATTTTATAGCAAAAACGCCATTCAGGCAAGTAGTGATTTAGCAAAAGAAAAAGGGGCCTATAAATCCTACATGGGGTCGCTCTGGGACCAAAACATACTACCTTTAGACAGCTGGAACAACCTGCAAGAGTATAGAGGAAAGAGGAAGACGCATAAGACGAATTTCAACTGGGAGGAAACAAGGGAGTCTGTATCGAACCACGGAATGAGAAATTCAAACGTCATGGCGATTGCCCCCACTGCAACAATTGGCTATATCAACGGCGTAGAGCAAAGCATTGAGCCCAACTTCTCGGTTTTATTTGTTTATGAAAACAAGAGCGGAAATTTTTATATTGCAAATGAACACTTTGTAAGAGACATGAAATCCGAAGGCTTATGGGGCCCGGAGATGGCAAATCTAATAAAGAGCGTAGATGGAGATTTATCCTTACTTAATGGCGAAATTCCGACATGGATCAAAGATAAATATAAAACAGTTTTCGATAGAGACATGTTTAAATTAATTGAATGTAACGCAACAAGACAGAAATGGATGGATCAATCAATAAGTTTTAATTTATACAACAAGGGCACCTCTCTAAAGTATCTAAATGATATATACGTAAAATGCTGGGAGTCAGGACTAAAAACAACATACTACCTAAGAAACAGGGCTGCAAGTAAAATTGAAAAAGCAACTTCAGACGGAGACCCAGAGGCCACGGCTTGCAGTATAGAAGCTATGAAAAATGGAGAAACCTGCGAAAGTTGTCAATAAAAGGTTGACATTTATAAACCACAATGTTATTATACTATAATGAATAAACTATCACTAGCATTACTAACCATAGGGCTAGCCCTTCCCCTTTCAGGGGAAGATAAAGCCGTAAATAAAAAAGAAACAGCGCAACACCTGCAGGATATATCCGTAACAATTAAAGCAGAAGGAGACTATAGAAAATCGGAAGGCTCCGGAGTTTTAATAACAAGGCAAATAGAAGGAGAAAGCGTAACTTTCGTATGGACCGCTGCGCACGTAGTAGATATCCTTAGAAACATTAGGACGGTTGTTGACGAGTCCGGATCTTCAGTGAAGGTTATTGAATTCAATGACGCCCAAATCGTCAAGGAATTAGTAGAGGACGGAAGAAGGGTGGGGGAAATGAAAATGGAC